CGTTGGCGATAGTGAAAACCATTGTTCCGAGTCGGGTGGACTTTTGGTCTTGATTGCTCACTTCGAATGCCCCTTTCAATTGTCGGTACCGGTGTAGGTGCGCCAAGGCACCTTCACACCGTTTACGAGGAATCCCCAGTCACCGCGCCACTTGCTGGTGATGAAGAGGGTGATGACGCCGCCGGGTGATACCTGGTCGATGCGGTGGTATTCGCCGTGGTTGAGGCGGGCGGTTTCTCCGGTCGCTCGACGGCGCCACATGATTTGGCGCTGCTCGATGTACCAGCCGCGCAGGATGATGGTCCGGGCGTTCCACGGGTGATCGTGCAGATCCCGGTCTTCGTCCGGCCGCAGGATGTGGTGAATGCGGAACGACCACGGGCACCACCACAGCGCTGGCTTGTGCGTCTCCCGGCTGTAGGGGTTGAACAGCCACCAGCGGCCCATGTACATCTCGGTGCCGTCGGCGGACATGATGTGTTGGTACGGGGTGAGCTTGGCGCGGGCGATGAGCCAGTCGGCGACGGCCGGGCGGGCTAGGAGCTTGGCGATCAGGCGCCAGAGAAAGTTGATCATGCGGCCTCCGTTTCGTGTCCTAGGCAACCGTTGCCGGCAAAATCGAAACCCTCACAGGGCGGCCCGAATGGCAGAACTTCTTTGCCTTGGGCCAAGGCCTCGAGTAGATGATCCTTCGCCTCATCGGCGGTGCATTCGCGACCACCCTCCATGCGGAACATGCCTTTGAGCTGGCGCTTGCTGAAGTCACGCAGCGCGCCGCGCACGCTCAGGTGAATGTGGAAGGTGCGGCCGTTCGGGCCGAATGGGTCAGCCGGTTTGTTTTCTGTGGGCATGGGGCGTCCTCGTCGATCGGATCTTCTTGAGTTAGGTGGTTACTGGCTGTCTGAGCTAATCTGTTATTTAGACAGAGATAAAAGGGAGCGGTCGATTGTTTAAATATTTCAGAGTTGATGGCTGGTCCTTAAACAACCTCCGCAATAGCACTTTCTACTTAAATCATCATTCTGCTTTTAATGACCCCTTCGAGTGTCGATGCGAAGTTCGAAAAGGTTTTCCTCAGCTAGGTGATACTTCGGGTCGGTTTGCGGATGTCCTGCGAGCGTGGGGCTTTGAGAAAATAGATGACAAGGACGCGCTCGAGTACTATGAAGACTACGTCTTTAGCTTAGATGGTGGTGAGCCAGATATTGAGCACTACATCGACTGCGCTCGAATCACATGCTTCAGCAGAAGGCCAGATAACCTTCTCATGTGGGCACATTACGCTGACGGGCTGCGGGGGTTTTGCGTCGGATTTGATAGACGCGAGATCGCTGACTCGTTGGGTAATGCCAAAATATATGATGTCTCATATGTCGAAACACCTTCTGTAGTCGACGCGTCTGTGATGGCCGTTCTGCATGATCAGTGGTATTTTAATAATGAAGCTTTCGTTGAAGTTGATGCCTTGTCAAAGCGTTTTGATGAGGACAGAAAGTGGGAATTATCCCTATATGAAGCTGGTATAGAAGATGCTTATTCCCAGCTTCAAGAGCTATACCAAAAAATGCTGGCTACAAAGCCCTTGGCGTGGAGCTACGAAGAAGAATTGCGTTTGATTGAGTGTTGCTCGCGAGACAACTGCGCCGGGGTTATTCTTCCTTATCCAACATCAGCCGTTGTGTCAGTTATACTGGGAGAGAAAATTACGCAAGAGCATGAAAATGCCATCGTCGGCATAGTTTCCCAACATTTCCCAACTGCTAAAATAAAGAAAGCTATTAGAGTTAACGGCAGCTTCGACGTCCATATTGTCGACTATGTTTGATCTTTAGGATCAGACAAGAATGTTGAATGCTGTTGCCGCCACTCGCGGAACTTGTCCATTGCCAAGGGCTTTAATGCGGTCCACCCGATGGGCCACCCCATCAGCCACTCGACCCATTCCGGGTTCAGTTGGCCACCGTCGGAAGCCATCACCGCGTGATCCAGCCGGTCGTTCGATCGGTCGGCCCCAGACTTGCGTGTCAGCGCCGCCGGCGACGACCCCTTCGCCATGCTTGCCACAGGCGTCGGCCAGGTGTGGACTGCATCCCTCAATCGAATGTGGTGGCCGCCCGCTTTCCGTTTTTGGACGCTCTGCGATCCGCCGCTGCATTCCGTCGAAGTCGGCGTGGGCCATAGTCGCGCTGCCGAGACCAAGCTCGGTGATCGACGATTGCGTTCCGACTGGCAGTCGCCGCGCCGGCTGTCTCCTGCCAACGGCGTTGGCAACAAGCCAAATCCTGTCCCGCTGATGGGGCGCTCCGCAGTCGGATGCTGAAACAATGCACCACTGCGCGTCATACCCCATTTCGGCAAGGTCACTGAGGACCAGTGCAAGTCCTCTTCCCACAAGCAGAGGTGAGTTTTCCAGGTAGACGAGCTCAGGTCGTACCTCGCCAACGATTCTCGCCATTTCACGCCAGAGCCCGGAGCGCGCGCCGTCAATACCGGCGCCAGTCCCGGCAGCTGAAATGTCCTGACACGGGAATCCGCCAGAAACCACGTCAACAAGGCCTCGCCATGGCTTTCCGTCAAAACTGCACACGTCAGACCAAATCGGGAAAGTTGGGAGGGCTCGATCGTTTTGTCGTTGCGCCAAAACTTGTGCTGAGTAGGCATCACGCTCAACGGCGCAGACGGTGCGCCACCCGAGGAGATGGCCTCCGAGTATTCCGCCACCAGAGCCTGCGAAAAGAGCCAGCTCATTCATTGTTCCTCCGTGCACCAGGGGGCTTCGCCGGCTGGCGTGATTCGTAGAAGTGGGGTATTTGTGTTCGGCCCGGCATGGGGCCGGATCAAGGAGAGCAGGCGATGCAAACACACGGCGTTGTTCGAGCGATAAACCCGCGCCGGGGAATGGTGGGCGTATGGGTTGAAGATCAGAACGGATACACGATCATCGAGATGCTTTCATCGCATGAGATTGAGCTCGGGGATCAAATGACGTGGTCTGACGGCTACACAATGGGCGGTTGCCAATACCGCAACGTCACGAAAGGATGGGTTGCAGAGGTCTATGTGCAGAACCATGACGTGAACGCCCAAAACCTCAAACAGCAACTGTTGGCTTAATCGTCGAGCCTGATCCGCAGGGCCTCGCGGTTGTAGGCAAGTTTCAATTTCCGCGACACGTTTTCGGGAATGACGTATTCGTGTCGCGGCGGCGTGAGTAAGGGAAGGGCGCCGCCCGGGCCAAGGCCATGCAGGTGGTGAATCATAAGCGTGATGGCCTCGCCCTGTTCCTCGATGCCGCTCCAGGCCATCAGCTCAGCAAGAGCTTGGCGCGTAGCGGGCAGGGTGTGGAACCGAACCTCTACTTCGCCGCGGCTCTTCCTCTTCGCCGCGGCTTTCTCTGACCGTTCCGCGTTGCTCTTGGCCATGGCCTACCTCTTCAATTCCGCTGGCCGGCAAGTCCAGCCAGGTCTGTCGGCGGCGCGTGGCCGCCCGGTTGATGGTTCGTCTCACGCTGCGACCTTCACCTGATGCCAGGCGCCGGCGACGTAGAACAGCTTCGCGGCTTGGGCTTCATCCATCGAAACCTCGTCCGGAATGGCGATCCAGCCTGACGCCACCAGATGGTTCGGGTTGGCGCTGTTGCGCAGCTCCAAGTAGTAATGCTCGATGGCATCGGTCAGGCGCTCGACCTTGTAGATGCCCTCGGGCGAGATCTCGACCGACTTGATGTACTCGGCGCCGCGCTCGTCGCGACACATGGCGCCGATGTAGATCGTCCAGCGGTAGGAGAAATCGAAGATCGCGTTGGCGATCGCCAGACTGCGGATCTGCTTGCAGCTCTTCCAGTTCGCCATGATCTGGCAGCCGCTGGGGTCGATGTTCACCACCGCAACGTGGTTGGTGCGCAGCAGCGCCCGGCAGCTGCGTTCAGCCCGGGCGAAGCCGTTGTTGGGTTTGCGTTTCGACTTCATAGCGAGTCCGCCATTCTGCGTAGGGCCTTGCGGTCGGCGGCCGAAATCGGCTTCGGGCGCCGCTTGAGGACCGTTTCAGGGTCTATTTTGTTGGAGCGGGGCGGTGGCAGCGGATTTCGCGGCGGACTTTTAAGTTGGTCGATCCGCCCGCCGGCGGCCAGGTACTGGGCGACTCGTTCAGAGATCGCCTCAGCGTCCGGCCGGTGCTGCTCCACCAGGTTGAGGTGGTTGCTGATCATGCGGCCACCTTGACCAGCTTGACGCCGGCCATGCTGAACTTAGCGCCCTGGGCGGCGACCATTGCGTCGAGTGCCTCCCAGTCCACGGTCAGCACCGAAATAGGCGCTTGGCCGTAGGCGACAGCTTTGATCAGCGATTCCAGATCGAACACTTCAGCCTGCAGGTTCACCGGCGTCGCGGTTGCAGTCGATGGTTTCGAGGCTGACTGAACTGGCGCCGCAGCTTTCATCGGTGCCGGGCTGGCAACTGGAGCCTGTTCGATCGGCGCCTTGGCCTTTGCCTCGTCCTCGATTCGCTTCAGCTCCTGCTGGCGGATCTGCTCGCGCTGGGCTTCGGCTTTCTGCTCCTCGGCCTTCTGGTGTTCCGAAATCCGCAATTTGATCAGCGTGATCAAATCGTCGTTTGCCTTCATCACCAGTTGCTGAATATCGTTAAACAGGAAAGCGTAGTCGGCCGCCAGCTCAGCCAAGCTGGCCAGGTTCAGGCGAATCGCGTCGGCGGCCTGGCTCGCGGCGATTTTCGCGCGGGCCAGCTCAGTATCTACAGCGTCCTGCAAGCTGGCGATCGTTCGCTTGTTCTTCATGACGCCGGCGAAGTCTGCGGCGACTACCGGCATGGTGACCCGGCCCAGCGTCTTGTTGATCGCCGCGATATGGTCTGTCAGCGACTGCTCTGCTTTCTGCTTGATGTTGGTCTTCACCAGCAGCTCTTGAGCCTTCACCAGTTTGTCGACCTTCAGTCGAGTCTCGCGAGCGTGAGCGCTGATCCGATCCAGTGAGGAAAACAGGTCGTCAATGGTCTGGGTTTGAGATAGTGCCTGTTTCTTCGCCGTCGCCACGGCCTCTTCAACATCGCCGCACCATTTCACGGCCTTCTTGGCGTCGGCGAAGTCCTGATCTGTAGTCAGCTCGGTCTTCACGGAGTCGATCACCGCCAGTGCCGATTCCTCGAACACTTTTAGGTTGCTCGCGGTGACCATGCCAGTCAGTTCGATGCGTAGCGCTGGCAGCTCGTCCGGGGCCTTGCCGACGACAATAGAAGGCGCCTCGGCCAATTCGAAGTTGGCCAGGTCGGCCTCGAACTGTTTCCAGCCTTCCACCAACTGCGCGGCCCGGCCAGCGACAGGCCGATACTCCATGTGCACGAAGTTTTCAGGGGTACCGTCTGAGCAAACAAAGATCACACGCTCGGCGCCGCTCACCAGCAGTTGCTGTTCAAGCTGCCAGTAGTAATGCGGCTCCAGATTTTCGGCACGAACCTGGGCAGCCAGCGATTCATTCCAGAGCTTGTGCTCGAAAAGCGTCTCGCCGAGCATCGTCGCGCCGTCCATAGAGGCGAGCAGGTTTCCGTCGGTACCTACAACCGGGTACAGCTCTTCGCCGATCATGACTTCAACCAGTGGCCGGGCCAGCGCTTCAGTGGCGTGGCCTTTGTCGAAGATGTACTGCTGAGCTTGGGTGACTTCCGGCGCAATTCCGGTTTTTTTCAGCGTCAGCAGCTCGGAACGGGTTTGGTACTTCGAGGCTCCCATCATTGCTGGGGCCTCGGAGGCGGTGAAGTGCTGGGCGCGGAGTGCATGCCACTCGGCGGAGCCTTGAGCTACGTTGTGAATTTTCATGCTGTGTCTCCGTCGATGGCTTTCAGGTTATGGATGGTTTCGATCTGGTCGTCGCGTAGCGTGTATTTGCTACTGACGTTGGCGATGATGTGTTCCGGACTGGTGCGACCCGCGTCAATGAGCGGCTGCCACTTTTCGATGTTTGCCGCCAAAAGCTCGTCGGGGTAATCAGGTTTCGCATCCGGCTCTTGCTGGGTTTGTCGTGTCGGTGAAATGTCCTTTGCTGGCTCTTCGAACGACTTGCCTTCCATTTCATCCGCCGTGGGAGCAGATCCGACCTCTGGAAAGGCCTTGCGCAGTGCCTGAGCCTCGGCACACTTCGCCAGCTGGGCGAAGGCGCGGCGCTTCCACATGGAGTTCGGCGCAATGGTGTCTTTGGCTGCCGTGGCGTAGTTTTCGAGCCAGCGCTCATTAGCGGTGAACTCGGCGACAAGGCCGTTCGACATCTGCCTTTTGACGGTCACTCGGCACCACTCTGGATAAGTGACTTCAACGCCGCCCAACTTTGCTGTGATCGATGGCCCGTACTCCGGATCGCTGATTCCGGCGTATTGACCGGTGCGCGCAGCCTGAATGCGGTAAAGGCCGATACCGGGCATGACCGTGTCGACCATCCCGCGGCCTTTTTGGTAGATGGGAACGATGTGCACCGGCTTGAGCATCGGATCGAGCTGAGCCGCCTTGCAGTAGGCCAGCACCATCACTACAGAGTTGTGCGCCGCGCCTGGATACAGGCTTCCGCTCAGCACTTCGACGAGCGCGTCCTCGGAGATGGCTGGCAGATGGTCAGCCTGTTTCATTACTGCGGACATGGGGAATCCTTGCCGCGCCCAGCGCAGCGATTGAATGCTTGGTTTATTGAGTGATGCGGTCGGCGAGGGCGCTGAGCAGCATCAGGAAGGTGAAAACGCCGAGGCAAGAGAACGCACCGCGCCAGATGATCAGGCGCCGCGCCCACTGGCGGCTGGTCACTGGAACACCTTGTAGGTGGTCGACTGCGGCGGCTGGCAGGTGCTGGAGGAATCGCGCGCCACGTTGTAGCTGGCCATCACGATCAGCAAACCGCCGGCGAGAACCCAAAACATGATCTTCATGGCCTGGCCCTCACGGCGATGCGTCCGCCTTTCATGGTCACCGACAGACGCTGCGGGAGGTGGTCCACCAGATCCTCGCGCTTGCGGCCGATCACCTCGTTGAAGGGGAGGCCGAAACCCAGTACGGCGATCTTGCGCTCGATGTCCGCCAGTTGCTCATCAACCAGCGTTGTTACGATTGGCGTGGTCATGCTGCAGCTCCTTGCGTGACTGAAGCGTTGTAAGAGGCGTAAATCTGATCAATGCGAGCGCGGTAGTGGCGATGCTCTGCGTCGTCGATGGCTCGAAGCATGAACGCCAACGTGATGCAGGAAGTCGCCGCAGCGCTGGCGTTAGGTTGGCCGAGGTCGCGAATCATGTTGTTGATCTCACCCTCGATCCAGGTGATCGCTGTCTGATGGTCACGCTGCTGGATGTTCATTTCAGCCCCCAGAATTCGCCGTAGGCGACGACAGCTGCTGCGACGCGCTTGGCTCGGGCCTTGCGGTCGATCAGTTCCTGCGCCGCGGCCTGCTGCTGCAACTGAGTGCACTTCAATACCGCGGCCTCGTAGTCGTGGAAGTCTTCAGGCTTCGGCGCTTTCGGGCGCCCCCAATCGTCGTAGCGCCTGTCCCACTCTCGGGCCTGCGCACTGTCTGCATAGCTGGTTGCCATGGTCGCCTCCGTGGTGGCGGGGTGTTGATCCAACAAAACTCGGATGCACTCGTTCGCTCCGCTGGTTGCCGTTGGGCGCGGAGGGGAGTGCATTCGGGTGGTGTCGAAAGGTGTAGGGAGGGATAACGGTGTAGCGCTTTAGTGGGGCCGGCGGTGGAGTCTTAGTCCTAGCCGCCGGCAACGAGCATGGTTACTCTACGATGCAAATCCAGCGGTGATCTTCCCGATACGGCGCGCGAGTGAAGTGAACATCTGAAACCAGATTCATGCCTCGCTCTTGGAGCGCTTCGGTCAGTTGTACGAGTGTCTCTGCTTGGATAGTCATTGCTGTCACCTCGTCAGATTTACTGCGTTCATAGTTCTTGACCGAGCGGGCAAGTCGCTAATTCATTTTTTCTACTTCGGCGATTGTTCAATCCATACCGCAGAGCGCTCCCTGACTGTCCCCTTCATCTGAGATTTAGGGCAAGGAGTACTCTGCGCTATGGATTGATGCCGCTTCAGAAAAGCGGCATCGATAAATCTTCTTGTTCTTCGCACCTGCTTACCAGGTCATTCGCTCAGTTCGATTAACACCTCGTCCGCCGTCGCAGTGGGCTGGCGTACTTTGCTGGCTAGTTGCTACTCTGCGATATGGCCAAGGAGTGGGGTTTCATATGGACGCCGATAAGCCGCAGCGGGTGAAGCTCAAAAAGAAGTCCAGCGATAGCAAGCCAGCGGTGCATGTGCCGGGGCAGGGGTTCAGCGAGGAGTCAGAGAAGTTCTTTTCTGATCTAGCCTCCCGCAAGGCTGCCGAGGTCGACATGGATGTTCTTTTCGATCAGGCATACAAGGCTGATCATGAACTCGACGATGTAACCCGAGAGCTCCGATCCGAATTCGCTCTGCTCAACAAAATTATTGAGCTTCAAGAAGTAGCCAAACAGAAGGGCACGAAGCTGAGCCGCAAGGCCGCGAAAGCGGCGATTAAAGAGGCGAAAAAGGCCAGCAAGGCAGCCAATAAGCCCAAGACAGTATCCCCAGCAAAGCGAACGGAGCCATTTACAACCGAGCCTGAGTCAAAATGGCTTCGGAAGATATGTTGGCGGTGTGGTAGCAAATTTTCAGTTCACGTGGACTGGGAACGCCCCCCAAGTCTTTGCCCTGCATGTACGAAAGACATTAACGAAACCTATCTCCCTACCGCTCCGGATCGATCTAAGCCCGTTGGATGGGTCCACATCGTTAATGGTGGAGCTCCAGGTATGGGCAAGCGTCGATAACTACTATCCAGTAGGCTTCCGAAAGCGCCCGATGCAGGCGCTGACGTGAAAATTTCTGGAGCTGCCGGTTACCCGCTACTGGCGTCGGTGACCGGCTCATTCAAGTTGTTCCTCCAGCCGCGGGCCTTTCGGCTTGTTGTCCCGCTGGATAACTGCTTTCGACGTTTTACGCTGCACGCCCGGGTCAGTTGCCAACCCTCTGAACCGTTTAGGCCGGTTCATCGCTGCCTTTGAATCTGGGCCGGTGGTGATCCGGCAAGGGGTGTCGCAAAAGAGCGGCGCGGCTTTCGCTGCTGGGCCGGTGTTGTCTGGCTTGAACATAATTTAGCTCCAAGCTAAATATTGCGTCAATATCTTTCTGCTAAAAAATTTAGCTTGTGCATATTTTTTGATGCGGTGATGCAGTGCTGATCAATCAGCTCGCTGATCAGACGGGTTTTTAGGGCGGTGTAGTTCGCGCAGTTTGGGGCGTGATGGCATTTTGATAAGATGCTAGGACTCAAAAGGAGAATGGATTCATGCAGAAAATCATCGTTGCAGTCGGGCTTGCTGCTCTTATCTCAGGGTGCGGCCAAGCTGATAAAGAAAAGTCTGAGAAACTTCAGCAAGAGGTTACAAAGCTACAGGCAGAGGTCGGCTCTCTGCGTGCAGAGCTGGAGGCAGAGCGGAATGGACCTCATCGGCTATTAGCCCGAGGCAAAAATGAGTTCGGTGCTTCTGGTTTGGGTATAGCGAAAGAGACGCTCACGGAATTGGTCGCTCGCTTCCCCGAGTCCGAGCAAGCTCAAGAAGCAAAAAAACTGCTATCCGAGATTAATGAAAAAATCGTTGCAGCAGAGAAGGCAAAGCAGCTTGAGGCTCAGAAGGCCGCAGAGGAGCAGCGAAAGGCGTTAGCTCGCCTGGACGCAAATTTGGTTAAAAACGTAGATGAAATAAAGGGTATCACTTGGGTGTCGCATAAATCCGTCCCCCTCCTTGAAAACTACATGACGTTATATTTTGGCGTCAAAGATGGATCCGCAGCTAGCTACCCGCTTCGTATGAAGCTCAATTACCACGCTGATAGCTGGCTTTTTATTGAGAGTGTCACTATCAAGGCTGACGACAAAGTCTTCGATTTAGGAAAGCTAGATTTTGAGCGTGATAACGCGGCCGGCAGCATTTGGGAGTGGTCTGACACGAGGGTCGAAGACATGGCTATGCTGAATTCGATACTTTCGGCTAAAAAGGTCGTGATACGGTACGACGGCCGCCAGTATTACCATGACTTTGTTCTTCCGGAGTCGCAAAAAAACGCAATGAAAGAGTCCTTGCTAGCCTGGCAGAGATACGGTGGAAAGGCATAGCCAGTTCCGAACGCAAAAAGCCCGCTCAATGGCGGGCTGTCGATCGGTTCGGGGTAGGGTAAATACGGGGGCTCTCTCCGACCGGGATCTTTACCGCTCGTAATGCTTGCCGCCAGTCGAGATTAGGTAAAGCCACTCCGAATATGGTAAGCGCGCAATGATTTTAGTCTTACTCACAACCGCGCCCATTGTTACCCCTCTGCAAAGCAGGCTAACACTGCCCTGCAGTCGTTCACACATTGCGTCTGCACTATCAATGAAGTTTGTCTTATTCAGGCGCAGCATGATCACGGTGCGGCCTTCGGGAACCGCTCCAATTGGTGGCACTACGAAAATAGTCAATTGGGTGTAAATCACGATCGCAACTACTGCGACGATTACTAATGTCAACAACTTCTTCACGGATTCCATTCCTCTGTATCAAAATGTTTTGGTTTTGTTGCTACCTAGCGTACATGCCCCACCAAAAAACGTGACCAATGATGACGATCTGCTCTTCCTGGATATCCTGGAAGGTGTAGTCCTCATCCGGATGCTCGTCTCGATTAAAGCTGCGCAAACGAATTCCGGTCGGTATGCGGTAAAGCTGCTTCACCCGCAACTGGCCGTTGTGGTTGATCGCATAGAGATCGCCATCAGTAATCTCGCTGACGCTGGTCACGCCGGTGTTTACGCCGACCGTTGCCCCGTCGCGTAGAACGGGGAGCATGCTGTTCCCCCGAACTGTTACGCACTTGGCATTCGAAAACTGAACACCATTTTGGCGAAGACTGCGCTTGCCAAAGCGTAGAAATGAGTTGGGGCTTTCCTCGACAGTAAACCGACCCGAGCCCGCTGCCAGTTCAACCTCTCGCAGAAACGGAACGCAAATCTCATCATCCTCTATGGGCGTGGTGTCATCCCAAAGGTGAATGTCGCGTAACTCTGAGTGAGGGTGGCGCGGAACAGGTTCGGCCCGTATCGCATCGTCACGCACGTTATCCAAATACCCCTTCGGCAAATCCTCCGCTGCCTCAATCCTGCGCGCGAGTTCGTCCCCCAAGTTTCTGACAGGGTTCTTCGACAGGATCTGGCTGAGCACCGACGACGATGTTCCCCATTTCTCTGCACATTCTTTTCGCTTTCTGTCGCCTGCAAGGGCTTCCAGGTTGCGCTTTCTGATCGCGTAAATATCCATGCGCTAATGATTGCAGCTCTTAGCTAAATGATAAATATTCTCGGAGCTAAACTCTGGCTTGCTAAACAATTTAGCTAAAGGCTAAACTCTGTGCGAGACAATCGGAGAATACCCATGACCACCCAAATGCAAGAGTGGCTCAAGAAGGCGACCGCATCTGAACGCGATCGAGTTGCGGCAGCGGCAGGCACCAGTGTCGGCTACCTCTACCAAATTGCAGGTGGTCATCGGAAGCCGTCGCTTGAGCTATCGAAAAAGCTCCAGGCCGCAACAGATGGAGACCTGACGATGTCCGGTTTGCGAGCTGATCTTTATGAACTCCTCACCCAATCAAAACCCCAGGTAGCCGCCTGACGATCAGCGCATCGCTGTCTCGTTGAAGCCAGATTAGAAGAGAGCAGTACCCATGGAAACGTCCAGTCCAAGACACACCGCCCAAACCCGTGATCAGGTTCTGATCGCGCACGCCCAAAACCAGATCGCACGCACCGCCCTGAGCCAGGACGATTTCGCCCAAGCGCTGAGCCGGGAGATCTGCCTGCGAGTTCCAGCAGCGAAACTCGTGCAGGCAAAAGTCCCGGACTTTGATGAGTTGGCGCGCCTGAACGACGTCGGCGAATTCGTGAAAGCGACCGGCCGCTGGTTGAAGCGTGTGCAGCGCTGGCTGTCCGGTGATCAGGAAATGCCGTCTTGGCTTGAGGAGTCCTGGGTAAACGCTTTGGAGCCAGAGTACCGCGACAACTGCATTAACGAACTGGCCGGTCGCCACGGCCTGACAGGTGCCCGCCAGATGCAGAGCGACCAATGCGCCAATAAAAGCTTCGGTGCGCTGATCCGCGCACTGGGCGATGTGATCGACACCGGCAGCGAAGTATTTGACGACCAGGTGATGTGCGAAGAGGACCTGCCGCACCTTCCGGCTTTCGCCGAGCAATGCCGTCAGGTTGAAGCGCGGGCAGGGGAGCTTGGCCGGAAGGCTGAAGCACTGATCGCAAGACACCGACCGAATTTGAAGATCGCCTGATTTTCCGCGCATGCGCGGAAATCCTGAGTTCACCACCAAAAAAGGGGTCTTTGGGTTCGCACTCTCAAGTAGCAGCCCCAGAAAGCCCAGGCACAAAAAAGCCGACGGTCGAGGTCGGCTGATTCGTAAACTAGAGAGGCCCGATTATGCAGAGCCAACCAAATTCAAGCAATACCCCCCAAAGTGTCGCGACACGTTTTTCGAATTCTGAAAACGTGTCGCGCATTCAAACTCAGTTCAGCTTCCACGGCCTGCTGGTCCGCGTCATCGACGACGGAAGCGGTGAGCCTTTGTTTATCGCCAAAGATGTCGCTGAAGCCCTGGGCTACGCCAACACATCGAAAGCCATCAACGCTCACTGCAAGGCCGTCAGCACCTGCCATACCGAAATGGGAGGTCAGGTCCGTGCGGTGCAGATCATCCCGGAGCGCGACCTTTATCGATTGGTGATGAAGTCGAAGCTTCCAGCCGCTGAGCAACTCGAAGAGTGGGTAGTCGGCCAGGTCCTGCCGAGCATTCGCAAGACAGGCCAATTCTCCGCCCCCGCGCCGAACAACTCGAAGATCGTCGGCGAGCTGGCAATTCTCGAATGCTTCGATCGTCTGCTCAAGCCGGCGGCGTCCAGCAAGATGATGATGCTTGCCCAGATCGCCGCCAACAACGGACTGGATGCCAAATTCCTGCCCGGATATGCCGTGGATGCCGCTCCTGATGCCGCCGGCGGCTCCTCGATGCCGACGAAGTCAGCTACCGCGTTGCTGAAGGACAGCGGAATCCGTTGCGCGCCGGCTGCTTTCAATCGTGCGCTGGCCGACCACGGATTCCTCAAGCAACTCCAGCGCAAGAACTCCAAACACGAGATGGTCGACTTTTGGTCCGTGACTGAAAAGGGCCTCAAGTACGGCAAGAACCTCACCAGCCCTCAATGCCCGCGCGAGACGCAACCTCACTGGTACGTCGATCGCTTCCTTGAGCTTGCCGTGCTTATCGGCAAAGGACGCCCATGATGGCCAGATCCAGAAATATCAAACCGGGGTTCTTCTCGAACGAACACCTGGCTGAAGTAGATTTCGCAACGCGCCTCCTCTTCATCGGTATGTGGACTGAAGCTGATCGGGAAGGGCGCCTGGAAGATCGCCCGCGCCGTCTGAAAATGGCCCTGTTCCCGGCGGACAATGTCGACATCGAAAAGATGCTCGCCGACCTGGATCATTTGGGGTTCATCACGCGGTACACCGTCGGATCATTCAAGGCTATCCAGATCGTGAACTGGTCGAAGCATCAGAACCCTCACGTCAAGGAAGCTAAGAGCATCATCCCTGAAATGCCCGGTTTAGAGGGTTCTTGCGGTGAGCATGGTGCAAGCCCGGTGCTAGCACCAGACAAGCACAGTTCTTTCCCTGCTGATTCCCTCTCTCTTGATTCCGGATTCCTGATTCCTGATTCCCTCACTCCGTCGCAGGCTCCGGTGGCGACCGAGGCCCTGTTCGCGTCGTTCTGGAAGCTCTACCCGCGCAAGGTTGGAAAGGACAAGGCCGAGAAGGCGTGGGCGAAGCTCAAGGTGGATCAGGCGCTGTACGACCTGATGGTCACCGCTTTGGCAAAGCAGGTGCTGACGCCTGACTGGGTCAAGGAGCGCGGCCAGTTCATCCCGCATCCTGCGACATGGCTTAACGGCAAGCGCTGGCAGGACGAGATCCCCGATGTGCCAACGAACGTGCACCCGTTCCCGCAATCGCGCCACACCGGCTTCGCTGAGCGCGACTACACGGCCGGCCTGATCCCAAGAGGAGATGGCAGCTATGCGCTCTGAGCCAGTACAAGCCACTCCCGAATTGCCACCGGGAACCCGGATCCAGCCTGCTGACTGCGAAACCCATGGCGCCTACGACCAGAAGATATTTGCACTGTTGGGCAAGGAGCTGAAGAGCGGTTGCCCAGAGTGCGGGCGCCTCGCTCGCGAGAAGACCGAGGCCGCTGAGCTGGCGATCAAGGCAATGGAGCTGCGCATGGCCATGGAGCGGAAGTTAGGCGCCGCGCTGATCCCGAAGCGCTTCGCCAGCAAGACGCTCGACGGATACATCGCGACCACCACGGAGCAGCGCAAGGCGCTCAACACGTGCCGCCGGTACGCCGCCGAGTTTCCGCAGATCGCAGCCACGGGGCGCTGCCTGTTGCTGCTTGGCAAGCCTGGCACTGGCAAAACGCACCTTTCCGTGGCGATCGCCAACGAGATCATGGCCAAGTCATCTGCCACGGCGGTTTATCGCACCATCGGCGCCGTGCTGCAGTCGATCCGTGCTTCGTACGACCGCGCCACCGAACAGACAGAAAGTCAGATCCTGTCGAGCCTGATCAGCCCCTCGCTGCTCATCCTGGACGAGATTGGCGTGAGCAAGGAGAAACCGAGCGACTTCGAGCTGACGACGCTGTTCGCGATCATCAACGGCCGGTACGAGGAGATGCGACCGACGATCATCGTTTCAAACTTAAGCGCCAAGGCGCTCCCGGAAGCTATCGGCGATCGCTGCGTGGATCGCTTGCGGGAGGGCGGCGTGATCGTGCTTCCGTTCGAGTGGGAGTCTCAGCGCGGCAAGGAGGGCTTCTGACATGGCCGTAAAACTGTGGAGCATGCGCGAGCAGTGTCACATCGTCCGAGGTGTTCGAGGAACCGTCTTTGAGCTGGCTAAGCACTTCGGGATTCCGCCCAAGGTCGCGCAAAGCCGAATCGCTCGGTATGGCTGGACCGTCGAGAAAGCTGTCACCGAGCCTATGCGTGAAGACTCAAGGAGAAAGCGGCCATGAACCCGTTGATTGTTCGCCAAATGCAACCTTGCCCGGTGAGTTGCGTTTCAACGTGCCTCGCGATGCTTGCCGGTCGACCTGCTGCTGAGGTCATCAATGAGCTGCACAAGTCCTACCGTGAGGGCGACTTGACTATGCGCGAAATGCTCGAATACCTCGGGATCAAATACACGGCGTTTTTCAGTGTTGACAACCCGCCACTGGCGGACGAGGGCGTTTATCTATGCACGGCGCCGTCGCTCAATATCGAGGCTGGTAATCACCAGATATTGATCGAGGTGACCGACGAGGGGTACTTCGTAATTGACCCGGTTCAAGGCCGCGA